GGAACGTCATAACCAAACCCTTTGGCGATTGCGCCCAGTGCGGCGATGAATGCCACCAGCGCGTTGAGCAGAATGGTTCCGTTCTTCCACGTCTCGGTGTTTGCAAGCTCTTGTCCCTTGCGGAACGCATTGAAAAAGTCAGTAAGCATTTCTTCACTCCTGTGAATTGATTGAGACCACGAACAGTCTGGTCATCCACCCATACCCAAACGTATTGTAGGTAGACAAGTTTGAGTAGCGGATCGCCCTCAAAGCAAAAAATCGTGCGAGCTTTCTGTCATCCGCTGTTTGAGCGGCTTTGATCGTGCGCGGCCCGATAACGCCATCGACCATCACACCCAGCGCGTCCTGAAGGAACTTTGTAGATACAGAGACGCCTTGATTGACTGCGCAGTCGAACGTCGCAATCGCCCAAGCCCACGGCAGCTGGTCGCCCTTCATAACGTCCCAATAATCCCGCTTGTAGAGGAAGCGAGCGCGGTCCAGCGTCATCGCTTTGATATCTTCATTGGGGTAAGCCCGCTGTGAAATCCCATACTTAGTGCGGCCACCCGGATCTCGAGGGTCATCAACGTAGCCACCTTCCTCGCCGATGATGATTTCAAACGCGCGGTCATAATTCATTTGAGTACCTTCAGAATGACCTCAAAGACTGAGTACAGGATTGCGATCACGCCGCACACACCGATCCACCGATTAATCCACTTCTCCAACTTCACGGAGACCTTTTGGATCGCGTCTTCATTGCTACGAACGCGCTCTTCGACAATGACGATGCGCTCGCCCATCGTTGACTGGCGCTCTTCAATCAGCACGAGTCGTTGCACCGCGTCGGCCAGCTTGTCTACTTTACTTTCGAGCCTGCGAAAGTCTTCAATCCCAAATTCCATATCATCCGACCGCAATCGCAATGGTTGTTAAATCCGCTTCCGCATCGTTGACCGAGACAGTCATAACGATTTGAGATGCAGACGCCGTAAGAGCAGGTTCAGTGAAGTACGCAGTGAGGATTGCTTGCTGGACCGTAGTCCTAAGCACTACGTCCTCGATGAACTCCGCTTGTCGTAGTGCGTTTGCCGCTTCAAAGCTTGCAGCGGTTGTGGACTCAATGGTCGACAGTGCAATAAGACGCAGCCCCAAAGGGGAATCGGATGCGGTTGCGGTCTCGATGCGAGTGCCAACAAAGATCGCTCTTGAAGATTCAGTACTAGCAGACGCCGCAGACTCCTGAGCAGCGGATACGAATACGGCAGTCGTTTGTCTGGTGTCAGCCGACGTTGCCGAGTCAGTTAGCGAACGAGCGTAGATGGCCGTTACGGACGCTGAATCTCCGGCAGAGGAAGACTCAGTAAGTGCCTCGCCCTTAGTACCGACTTGCTCTTCTGTTGCAGTCGCTGCCTCACTGAGGCTTGCACTAAATGTCCCGCTGTTGGCAGTGGAGTCGGTCGCAGTACCAGACTCAGTAAGCGACCGCGCAAACGTGGCGTTGGCCGCACTGGAGTCAGACGATGTTGCGTTGTCGGTGAGACTGACTGCTCTACTTAGCGCAGTAGCCGCGCTGTCTGTTGCAGTAGCCGGTTCGGTTCGACTACTGCTGGCGTTAATCTGGGTCGAGACCGAATCCGCTGCGCTGGCGGACTCCTGAACAAATTTGGCTGTATCCGAAAACTGTGTAACGGCAACAGACTCGGCAGCAGAAGCAGGCTCAGTTACGCTTGCGGAGAATGTCCCAGTAATCGCCGAAAAATCACCGGATGTCGCGCTCTCAGTGATCGTGCGTGGATAGCTTGCAGCGGGCGAGTTGGAGTCGCCAGACGTAGCCGATTCGGTTGCAGAAGAGGCGAATGTACCCGCTGCGCTAAGCGAATCTCCAGATGTCGCAGGCTCGGTTGCAGAACGGCTTGCAGTGATCTGAGTCGATGCGGAATCTGCCGACGTTGAGGACTCGGTGGCAGTCGCTGAATACGCCGGACTGCCTGACGAAGAATCACCAGCAGTTGCCGACTCGGTTGCGGAGGATGCAAACGTCCTTGACGCGGCCGAAGAGTCGCCAGAGGTTGCAGACTCGGTTGCACTTAGTGCTGCGGTCAGTACGCTGGCACGACTGTCCCCACTGGTCGCGCTTTCAGTAAGCGAAGCAGTATAGGTCGCCCCCGACGATACCGTCGAAGAGGACTTTAGCTCAACCCAATAAAGCCTGATTGCCATTTAGTTGACCGTTCGCCAGTTAATCACGTGCTGATTCGCAATGGGAATATCTGGCCGCTCGGCCATCCACCATTGCTCGCCATCCCATCGGGCCAGCACACCAGCGCCGCTGAATAATGTGACGAATACGGTTTCCCATTTTGGCGGCATTTCAAAGCGAAGTAACTCGCAGCGTCGGAGTCCACGGCCAGCCGCCAGCGGCGGGCAGTCCATAAATCCTGCCGGGGTTAGGTCTGAATATCTGCCACGGTTCCGACGTAACCGACACCATCTCCGCATCGGAAAGTGCACGCTCCCAATAGGCCACCATTAGGATGGTGTTACCTGACCCGTAATAGGCTGCGTTCCCTGCGTCTACCGTCCCACCGTATGGTCCAATTCCACCCGTTCCGCCGTCTGCTGACCCCAATAAACGACCCGCAGAAAACACTCGGTGCCCATTAGCCCCTGTTACACGAGTGGCTCCGTAAACAAAAGGCTTTCCTCGCTCCAGAAGGTTTGTAAAGCTTATTGACCCGCCACCATCAGAGTTCTGAGTCATGAGTCGGAACGATACTGTCCGGCCCGTCGAATAAGCATCTGTTGCTACGCCGAATTGTGAGCTATTTGGCCCAGTCGCAAAACCGCCTAAAGAATGACTGACGTAACTGATGCCGTGCCAATACGGGTCCACAGAGAACCCGCATACAACATAGGATGCGGAAGCAGGAAAGAAAGTATAGAACTGAGACGCCACGCCGCCGTCAGCAGTTACTCCAATGCCGTTTAATCCCACCCCGCTTGGTGATGCAACTATTGAAGTGTTTAGATAGTGAGCGGCTGCTTTGTAATTTGTTACATCGTAAAACCGAGAGCCGATTGGATGCAGGGCTACGCGCAGGCCGCGAGTTAGCTGATTGCTCCAATTAACCTGTGCAGCGCCCTGCGGCTGTTGACGCCAACGCTTCGGCAGGAACCGCCCGTATCTCGGTGTATCGATTACCGAATAATCGGATGGCGTGATCGGGAAACTGGTCTGAGCAGGACTCGGGAAACAGACTGCGCGTGATGGTGGTCGGAAGATTTGCCACGGGTTGTTAGACAGCGAGACTAGCTCGCTCTCGCGTATGTTTTGCGGGATTCTCGCAAACAGCGATACTTCTATGTTCGCGTCGTCGTTTGCGGCAGCAGGCCACAGCCGCTGTGTACCGACATAAGCGGTTGCGCCGCTCCATCCTGCTGACCAAGATCCCGCAACTGAAACTTGAGTTGCGTTGGACAACCCATTCACAACAATTCCAGTAACACCATTAACATCACAACTAACTGCGATTGAATACCAGACTCCAGTTTGAATTGTTACAAGTGTGTTTGCTTTACCAAATGCCACTCCGGATGTATCTCTGCCAAACCAGACGCGCATTGGGCCGCCCGTAAAGCTGCCGCTTACGCAAAGAGTTGGGCTATTGTCAACATCAAGAGTACGCTGTGAGTAAATTACAGCGCCATTATCAGTCGAGGAGCCACTGAAGGTTGTTGCGGTAAGCGAATTAAACTTTACGACCGCGATAAGTGTTATCGCTGCCGATTTTGCGGTATTAGCCGTAGATAAAAATGCGCTTGATGATGCTGCTACGTTCCACGCTGCGCCATTTCTCCCATATTTAATAGCGCCGTTTGCCCCACGAGTCCACCCTAATGACTGCGACGGAGTCCACACAAGATCAACTCTAGGGTCGATTTGTGCATTCCCCTGCGGCTGCTTACGCAACTGAGGCGAGCGAATCCTGCCGGCCCAATTTCTTGCGAGCGGCACAGTTTGCGATTTAACTGTCGTCGGCCCACTCAGCAGATCAAACTTTATCGACCCAGAATCTTCTGGTGATTCAGCATCGAAGTTGAAATCGATATTCGTGCCCGCGCCGGGTTGTGCGACAGGAGACAGGGTCGTCTGGTAAACCTGACCAGCAGTTGACGAAAGGATGTAGTCGTTGCGGTCGCTGACGGTTTCGTCGAGCGCGGAGAATAGGTTTCCGCCGGGCAGCGAATAAAAGACAGCCTGCTGGGGCTTAAAGATTTGCCACGGGTTTTCTAGGAGCGCAAGGCCTGCGTCAATGTTTTGCTTGGTACCAACAAGAAGGAGGCTAATGAAACCAGTCCACCTAGTTGTAGAGCGAGTCCCTATTTTTAAGTTTTGCCCGCTAGTTAATGTGCCGCCAGCCGCCGCACCAGTGCCCGAGTTAGTAGGCCTATCAACATAAATGCGCGTGCCGAATCCTGTTTTCCACGTTCCGAAATATGTATGCGTAAAATTATCGTTTAGGCCACCAAGACCTGCTTCTGATTGAACAGTGGTAGTTGTTATCCGTATAAATGCGTTACCTACGCCACTCGTATTACCAGTCAAAAGCTCAAACCCAGTACCTACGCGAGAGCTAAACGGAAACGAATTTACCGTCGCGCCTTGAGAAAGAACGGCGATATAAGTAAGCTCGGTCATGCTTGGCATCGCGCCAAGATCAATGTCAGGATTATTCGCTGCCGTTAACACTGCCCCAGTAGACGAATTTGGGGCATACCGACCAGACCTAACGGACAGTCCATCGAAATTATTGATGGTATTTTGTTGAAGTCCGCCGCGAACGCTAAACCGCATTCTTGGGTTTGTGCCGCTCCACGCAGTGTCAAGGCCAATGGCTTGTGCAAGTGCGCTGCTTGTGTCAAAAGACACGGCACCTTGCGGTTGCTGCCTCCAACGCTGACGAAGAAATACGCTCACGGCACCCTCACCCAGCCGGAATTGCTCAGGTCAGCAATCGGGCGAGAATACGAGAATGTGTTCGACAGGAAGACCGTCATCGACTTTTGTGGGGCAAAGAGTTGCCACGGGTTCTCGTGAAATGCAAGAAACTCGGAGTCAGATAGCGGCCTTGCCCAAGCTGCTGCTAGTGGAAGCGTGAGTCCCGTTCTAGACGTAATTGACAAATGGAGTCCAACATTCCTTAATCCAGCGGTTACCGCTCTCGGGTCGGAGTCTTTTAAGGATCCGTTGACATAAAATTTATTATTGCCAGTTGGTCCGAACGTAACCCCCATCGTGATGCGTTTTTGAAGCAAGCCTGAAATGTCTACTGCGGGGCGCTGGTCGCCGGGATACTCAAAATTTGAAGAGGTTGCTGTGTACGAAAGTACGTTCCAGTTGTTGTAATCTGGCTTAAAGACGCGATGGCTCCCGCAAGCAAATACTGTCGTGCCAGCAGGGTATGTAAATGCCGTGCCAACATGATTGAAGCCAGCCGCCGCAAAACTAAAATGCGCGTAGCCAGCGCCCCCGGTGTTGACAAGAGATATATCTCCAGCGGTTCCGTTACATGCGGCACCAAACCCCTCAGAACCGCCGCCCAAAGTGAAGGTAGAACTTCGAACTGGCCGAAATCTCGGTTTTGCCGGATTCTGAGCGCCAGCGTTGTTGATCAGAATGACGTGGTCTAGACCGCGAGCAAGCGGATTGCTCCAGTCAACTAAAACCACGCCTTGAGGCTGACGCCTCCAGCGACGGGATAAAAACTGAGCCATTGCTCAGATCGCCACGCCCCAGACCTCTGCAATCTGAACGGCACCAGCAGTGAATGTCGCGCCGCTGTCGTTCCTAAATACCAGCTTGCTCTTAACGGGCAGAATTCCACCGTAAGCCGCAGCCAGCGAGAAAATCTTACGGTGCGCGGCACTGTCAGCAACCATCGGAAGGGTGCCGACAAAGTGCATCTCGGCTTCGTCAGCGGAGGTCAGTCCAGAGTCACTGACGGTCTTGCCAAAATTGGTCCCGTCAATCGAGCCAACAGCAAAGACCACACACTGCTGATTTCCTGTCGTCACACCACCAGTAATCGCAACGTCAATCAGCACATCAAGCGGGTCGTTTGTTGCGTGATTGATCTCAGCAGAGGTGACATACGACCCGTTAGTCAATGTCGCGAGACCTGTTACGGTAAGTGCCGCTGCTGTTTGTACATGAGACTTAATGTCTGCCATTTGGTTCTCTCAATTGCTAGGGAGATCGGCCCGCTTGATCAGCGCCGGTTTCTCAGTGACTTTGACGGGCTTCTCTTCGATCTGGAGCGGCTGTTCTGGATCACTGCAACCGAACAGCATCAGCCACATCGCCAGAATCCAAAGAGCAACCCACGGGTTCATCAGGCAAGAGCAGCCTGAACGTCGTGTGCAAAAACGTAGCCCAGACCGAGGACTTCAGCGCGACTGGCGGGTTGAAGCGCCATACCTTTGATGAGGTCGGCTTGAGCTTGAGTCAGCACAGCAGGCACAACGGCGTCTAACAGAGCTTGCGTATTCGGATGTCCGACATCGATACCGCTGTCTTGCGAGACGAACTTCATCGCCCACTTGATCGTGACGTTCGATCCAGAGGCGTTGTTGAGCGCCTCGATGATGTCACCGCCAGCAGACCCGTGAGCAGCCAGCACACCGCGTGCGTTGACAAACTTCTCTTTGACCATCGAGTAAATGCGGTCGTTCATCATGTCCGCGAGAACGCCGGGCGAGTCGGCAATGAATGCCGCGTAGCCGCGATTCAGGGGATCGTCGAGGAGTTCAGTACGAAGGCTCATCTGTTACTCCTTAGGAGATCGTCAACGTGACGGTGATGTTCAGCGTGTCGTTGTTTCCCACTGCGCGGGCAGTAAAAGTCCCAGCCGAATACAACGTGCCCGAAGTGCCAGAGGCAGCGTCACACACAAAGCACCCGTTGATGGTGTCCGTAGCCGTGATGCCGAACGAAACTGCGGTGTGCGTAATCGATCCGGCAGATGCGGTGCCGAACGTGATTGCTTTTCGATTGCCGGTGTAGGCGGTTGACTCAGTCCACCCCTTAGACGCAAGCGTGTCGGTCGCATTTGGGTTTGCGCCGAGGGTGCTGATCATTCCCAAGAACCAGCCGCCGGCGGGCTTTGCGGTCGAGCCAAAGACGACATTCAGGAGAAACGTCCTGCCGACATTAGTCACGAGGTTGCGAAAGTTCTCTCGCCACTTTTCTTGGCCGTCTTCGCCAACGCACTGAATGTCGTAAGTGAAGTACGGAGCTTCGATTGAATCAACAATCGCGTTGTTGCCGACAAAGCTTGTGACAGCGGTGTCGGTAGAAGAGGATGCTTCTTTCATTTCTTACTCCTAAAAGTCCGCCCGGACTTTGAATTTGATGAGGTCGTATACGGTCTGAATGGATTGATCCGAGTACGTGATTTCGATCTCACCTTCGTAGTTCCCGGCATCGACATTGAGTGCGCCAGAAGGCCAAGAAAACGAAGCGCGCCCACCAGCGCCCGCTACGTTGTAGGGAGCAGAGGTGTTAATCGTCCCGTCGTCATTCACGAAGCCGGGCAGCAAAGTCCCGACGATTGTTTGCAGCAGAGTCGTTGAGCCTTCTGCGCGGAAGTACATGCGCGGGGTTGCCCCCGTGCAGTCAATCGCAGTGCCGGCAGATGTCTTGAGGCTGATGACGATCTGGGGCCGGGTGTCGCCCTGAACTAACTTGATTCGCTCAGCCATCAGACCGCCCTCGGAATTCTGAATCTGCGCATGCTTGCCACGCTGTCTTGGGAATTGGTCAGACGCGCCTCGCGCATGCCGCGCTCAAATGCACTGCGGTGAGCCATCGCCAGCTGGGGATTGCTCCACGTTTGGGCGGGGATCATCAAAAGATTTGCTTTAGCGCCGTACGAGATTTCTTTGTAGTACCGCTCTGCAATCTCATCGGGTATAGACGTAGACGCTCGAAGCGGAGTTACGGCAAAGCGCAAGTACAGCTTTTCGGTCAGCGACTGGTCTGCAATGGGAACGAGACGAACAGCTGTTTCCGATGAGTACGTGATCACCAATGGGCGGCCGGTATCTGTCTGCCACGCACGCCCACTTGCGAACAAGTCTTCGCGAGACATTCGGCTCAGCTGGTTTTGCCCCAACATCGCCCGCAGGACTTGTACAAGTCGGGTGCCTGTAGGAATGTCCAGATCGACCTCAGTGAGCCCCTTAGTGATGCTTACGGGATCTTGGTCAACCGTGTAGATGAGCGCGTTCTCGCAAAGCTCAATCGAAGCGTCCCTGACAGCCCTCTCGATGGTCGCATCGGGGCAACCGAGTACCTCAGGAAGGATCTCAGGGACTAACGTCGAATACAGCATCAGGCAGCAGCCGCAGCACGAGGCGGACGGCCGCCAACATTCGCGGTGTTCGGGCTCGTGATCTGGTTAACTTTGTTGCCCAGACCCAGCGCGTTCATGAACTGCTGGTAATGAGCTTGTGCGCGTGCCGAGTTTCCAGCGTACTCACTGTCTTTTGAGAACGCCCGATAGCAAACGTAGTCAACAATCGCTCCGGTGTAGATGTCCTCTTGAGAGAGAGAGGTGGACAGGACAGAGATATCCGTCGGAGTTTGGCCGTAGACAATCTCAATCTGGTGGCCCGCAGTGGCCGGCGGATACACGTAGTACTGACGAGGGTTGCGTTCGTCGTACATGAAATGCTTAACGATTGCTGAAGCCGTCTCGGTGTGCCAGTCGGGCTTTTGTGCGTCGAGAATTTCGCGCTCGACAATCCGAATCGCTTTGCCTGCCACACCAGACGGCATGTTCCGAGTAACGTCGATAAGACGAACACCGTCAGCCGGCAGTGAGTAGCGGGTGCCGCCAGAAGTCAGCGTGACCGTAGAAGTAGTTGCGTACAGATCGGGGCGAGCGATTGCGATCTCTCGACGCGCATCGTTCAGGTAGCGCAGTAGTTCATCTTGCGGCCACCGAACATTCGTTTGATCTTGAATGATGTCTGCCGCTCGGGTCAGAACATCGGATGCTGAAAGTGGCATTCGTTACCTCACTAATAGCCGGAGAGGGCCGAAGCCCCCTCCGTTAACTCATCACTTCGAGACCAGAGACTCAACGAGTGCCTTAGGCGTAACGACTTTGTAGCCGTACACGTTCAGGCCGCGCATGATGTCGCCGAACGTCGCAGTCGAACGAAGAGTCTCGACTTTGGTGACTTGCGAGGCGAAGGTCAGACCCTCTTTAACGCCAGCGAAAACGCTGTAGCCGGTCTTGCTGGTTCCGCCGTTGGTGTCGGTGGTGCCAGTCACTTTCGGCAGCAGGTTCGACACGTAAACGGTGAATCGGTCGATGGTGCCAACCTGACCATTGCGAGCAATCGAAGTTGCATCGCCGGACACGTACACGTTCTTCAGATCGCCCTTCTTCAGCATCGCGGCGAACCACGCGGGGACTACAACGAAGCGGCCAGACTCGGGCAGGTTCTGCTCGTCCATCGCCTGACCGAGGTCCAGCAGGTGATCGAGCGGGGTGCGCTTGGTCGAAGTTGCGCCGGCACCAGCCGAAGAGGTCGGGTCGATTGCAACGGCGATTGCCGATGCGCCAGTGGCGTTGTAGAAGCCAAGAGGGATGTTCTGATCGATACGACCACCCAGCGGGGACGCCTTAGAGACGCCACGGTTGGTCGATGCCTCAGCGCCGCCCACAATACCGGCCAGCACGTTGGTGTCGATCTTGATCTTCATCTGCTGGGCAGCATCGTTCGAGAAGATGTCCATCAGACGAAGGTCTGCTTGGGTCTTGTCGATGTCGTCAGCAACCACCGAGAAGTAGTGGCCCTTATCGATGTTCAGTTCCACAACCGAAGTTGCAGGAACTTCGCTCGTCAGCGTCAGACCTTTGGTGTAGTCGTTGATCGTGATCGTCGGGACGGTACGGATCTTGACTTTGTCGCCCTGATCTTTGATCTCGCCTTCCCAGTCGGTATTGGCGATCGCAGACAGAACGGTGCTGTCGTAAAACTTCTGCTGAAGCTTGCCCGACCAAATTTCGGGGATGAACTTAGCAGCGTAGCCGTCGGTGGTTCCTTGACCGGAACCGTAGTAGTTACTTGAAACTGGAATCGACATGATTTACCTTTCATGCCGCACTGGCGGGGCTACCGTTGTCGGATGCGACCCTCGCGTCCTGCGGCGAAGATTTCTTGGTCAATCCGATCCGCTTCCGCTACTGAATAGGCGCCGCGTCGTCGATCAGCAAAAAATCGGCTGATCTCTTCGGTCGTCCAAATCTTTTTCCCCGGCGGTGGTGCGCTGACACGAGTTGTCTGCGGTTCCACTTGAAGCTCCAACGGGTTAGCGTCTACAGAATCGGTTCTGGTTTCGCCACCAAACGCATTGAAGAAATTCGCCACGCGCCACGAGTCGTTTGAGTTGACTGCCTCATCGAAGACCTCCTGCCGCACTCGCCCGCTGAACGGGTCAATGCCGGAGAGCCACGTAAGGAACTCTTTGTCCTCGTTAGTACGCTCCCAGTGAGGAGCCTTCGCTGCCAGTTCGTTGTAGAAGCGGTCTCGCTTGATACGCGCCGTCTCTTCGCGCAGCTGGTCGACTTGCGCCCTGATGTTCCCAACGTCGTCGGGGACAACTTCGGCGGCGGCCCGCTTTACGAAGTCAGTGAACTCCTCGCCGTATTCCGTAATCTCCTCTGGCTTGAGCTTCGAGGGCTTAGGAGGCGGGGCGCTCGCTTGTGACTCGGCAAGCTTTTCCTTCAGTTCACGTATCTCGGCTGCCAGTCGCGGGACTTCAGCTGAGTACTTCCCTGACAAGACTTCCCACTTTCGTTTGAACGAAGCGTCATCAGGTTCAGGCGCTGCCTGTTCCTTAGGTGCCTCAACGGGCTCGGGAGCCTTTGCTTCTACTTCGGGAGCCGGTTCATCGGTATTCCCGTAATGCTGGCGGTGCAGGTCTTCCGCACGTCGTGCTTGTTCTTCAACTGCTCTTGGCAGCATTTATTTCTCCGGTGAGCCGTTTGGGTTTGATCAAGCCCATTTTGGGTATTTGATCGTTTCCTACTGGTATTCACTGTGGGTGCGTAAAGTCACCGAAAAAGCGAGCGCCCTCGTGTTTTCTCGGTTGCTCCGTTACGGAGCGAGGTCTTTCAGGATTTCAGTCAGCGTGGCAACGCACCCTTGCAATCGGTGCGTCCCTACGGTGTCCTGCCTGTAGACCAATTCCTCTGTTCGAGACTGCAACAACTCACGCAGCCCCTTCAAAACTTCTTCGTAGTCGCTGTTCCCACGAAGCCTGCGAACAGCTTCTTCAAATCTCACTTCTTGAATGACTGCCTCTGCCAGCTGCTGTCAGAGCAATCCATCACGTTCCCGACGTATCCGCCATTGGCATAGCCAACAACGCCGCCGCGAGCCAATTCATCTCCCCGCTCCACCTCTGGAACGGAGTTAAGAGGCTCGGGGCCGTCGTCTGGCTGCCGGTAGCTGCCCGGCATTCCGAGCGTACTCATGTCAGCAACCCCGTCCTTTACGACTACGATGTCTGGCTTA